TTTGTGTGCGGTTTGGGATGCGTTCTAGTTCTATTACTTCGATTCCTTGGCGTTCAACCATTGTGTATTCGGCGCTGTTTTCTGCGCCCATCACGCAGATAACTATTTCTTCTTCGTCGACATATTCAAGGATTGTGAATTGTGTGTCGTAGCGGACTCTGCCCATGCGGAGTTTGCCGATTACTTTGTCGCCGTAGTTTGCTACTAGCCAGTTGTATGGTTTGAGGTAGGTGAAGATGCAGTCGTCTGGGATGAGGTTATCTGGGTCGTCTGATACTGCAGGGTAGGTGTCTAACGGGTTTCGTACTGACCATTTTGGTACGAGTGTTTTGAAGTCTGGTTTGATGATTACTGGTGCCGATGAGTAGGCGAGTAGGTGGCGTGCGCGTCGACGCATTTTGATATCCATTTTGTTTGTGTCCCAGATGGATAGCATTGCTTTGCGTCTTGTGCGTGAGTAGTCTTTGCTGCGTTCGTTGCCTTCTTTGATTGGCGGGAAGTATGGCATCGGCATTGTTGATGCGACTCGCATCGATGTTTGGTCTAATCCTTGTACTAGTAGGTTCGCTACGTTTGTGCGGGCGTTGCGGTCTAGTTCTGAGAGTGGTACGATTACGTCACCGTTTGCGAGGTCGCGGACTCGGCGCATTTGCGCGAGGATAGGTCCTTGTGTTTCTTGGCGTGATTTGTATAGCGATACTATTTCTTCTGCGGTTTTCATCCAGCACGCTTTCTTTTAGTTGCAACTACGTCTAATATACACTATTTCAGTAGCCAACTGGGGCGCCATTGTCGTGGTGGGATTTTCATGTTGGTGAGGTTCGGGATGTTGAGTACCGCCATCCATAATGCCATCACGATGTCTGTACCATTTTTTTTGTCGCGGGTCCATTTTGCTAGTTCGTCGGCTGCCGCTAACGTTTTCCAGTTCGCACGCATTGTTGGTAGACGTACCGCACCTGAACGAAACAATGGTGGGAGTAGGGCTTCTACGCCCATGTTTTCGTCGAGTTTGTTGCGGGTGGTGGTGTGCGGAAGTACGTTCACTCCGTGTAATGCCTGCCATTTGCGTACAAAATCGTGTGCTAACAAGAATCTTTGTGCGGCATTAATTTCTACTACCCAGTGTGATATCGGGTATCCAAGTTGCATTGACCTGTTTTGCCAGTCTTCCATTATTCCTGAGTATTGGCTGGTTGTGGTGTTGTATCCGAGGAGTTCTTCGGCGGTGAGTTTGACCCGTTCGATATCTATGACGTAGTACAGGTTTGTTGTCGGCTGGTAAAGTATCCAGATAAGCGCCCAGAACTGTGTTGGGGATGGGTCTACTGCGACTATCGATATTACGGGTGGGGCTAATCCTGGGGGGATGATTCCGTGGTGGCGTTCGTTATCTATGCACCCTTGGTAAAGTACGCCGTCTGCTCCGATTCCGCCTGTTATCCATGTGCGGTCTATCAGATATGCTTCGTCGGCTAGGTCTTCTTGTTGGTAGATTATTCTAAATTTTTCGGGCGAGTTGTATCGCAGATAAGATAAATCTTTCCATGAAAGTCGTTTAGGGTCGAGTAGGGGTCCGTTAGGGTATGCAGGGGCGGTGATTTTTCGTGACGCAGGACCACTATCCAAATCTGGGTAGTATGCCTGATAAATAATGTGTTTATATTTCGATGACTTGGTGGGTTCTTTATTTGCAATGTGTTCAGGCAAGGTAACATCTGACCCATCGTAGTCTTCTTCTTCGACGTCGTAGGTTACTTTTGCTAAACAATGGGCGTACAAGTCGCCTGAGCCGAGTCTTTGTCCGATTACTGCAAGTAAACCACCTGGGTCGCATCGTGCTTCAGCCATCGAGTCCCATCTTTCTAAAAGTTTGTCGCGGGCAACAGACTCACGACAGTTCTCAGTAGATGCAACGTCATCAAATAGGCATAGGTCTGCTCGGTGTCCGATGAATTCGGCGTCAATACCGTACGCACGGACGGTTGGTTCTTTGTTATCTAACCCGTTGCCGTCGTATTGTTCGACAATGAACTCATCTGCCCGCCACAAAGCACCTTTATCTGACGGTTTGAACCTGCCGTAGTCAATAGAAAGGCATCCTTCGGCGTTAACCGCTAACCCTTTCTTAACTAACTCTGGGTCAGGCTGTATAGGTGCAGGTCTTTCAAGGGTTTCTCTGATGCGCCGAGAGTATTGTTTAGCCATAGCCTGCGAAATTGAGCCAATCATTACTCGGATAGCCCTGTTGCGTACTATTGCCCACACAGCCACATCGTGAAACAGGGTTGATTTGCCTGCACCTGGCGGCACATTCAAAACAACGAACTCTTTTTCTTCAGCCTCTAACAACTCGACAAGGGTGACTGCTGCTTCTACCTGCCACGGCGACGGAACCCTACCCAAATAGTATTTTCTAAAAAAATCGAAATCCTGCAACCCACGTTTAGCCGCATCACACAACCTGTCCAACGGTACAGCGGGCGGCAAATCCGCTGCCTGACTTAAATCGTTATCATAATCCCTCTGAACACCACCCTGGTCACGTAAATGTTTCCGTGCATGAAAATCGGCGTCCTCACGGCGAGCCTGCACAGCCTTCGAATTTTTTAGCCACCTCGACCCAGTATTCACATGGATACCAGAAATACGTGAAGCATCCAAAATACTTGAACCTGCCGCTATCGCCTGAAAAAACCGTGCCTTATCTGCAGACGAAACATTACGGCGAGTACCCACCAAAAAATATTATCACAAGATAGTTGCAAACAAAAAAAATGTCAACTACACTCAACATCACACCCGTCGGGAAGACGGCAAACAAACAGTAATCATCACGGCTGTACACCACTTGCAAGGTGCGGGGCATTAACACCAGGGAACTGGGGTAGACCTTCATGTCATGTGAAGGAGCAGCGTGAACAACGTACAAGTTCAAACATGGTGTCGGCTAAAACTTTGGCTAACGGCTACCAACCCTCAAGGGTGAAACGTGGGGGGAAAGCAAACACCCATCTCAGCGACCCAACCAAAAAACACTGCCGCGCCGCAAGCGGCTTGCCCACAACAAAACACAAACCAACCCACAAAAAACCCACACCCCCCGCCACCAAAACACAACCCACCAACGCCTCTTTTTTTGCCCTTTTTTTCTAGAGTGAGACCATACAAAAACAGTATATCTATGTATATGGGTGGGGTCTCGCGGCACATGCCCTAGTTCGTGCGTTTGCGAAAGTGTGTTTGTGCTTGTGCGTTTGTGTATCTTGCTAACCTTTTCACAAATACACAAACAATCTCACAGAGAGTAACCATCTCACCACAAAAAAAATAACCCTACAGCCATAGTAGAAAATATGGCAGGTCGCCTAACATTGTTTGCTGTGTCGGGGTTTGTTAGGTTTGCCTGACAGTGTGACAAGTGTCATAGTGGATGATTCGTCCCTTAGCCCTTGCAAGTGGTAACCTCAAGGGGTAGGGAAATAAACCAACAAATAAAGGGGTAATTGCAATGAGAATTGAAACTATCGAAACTCGAGAAGACTTAGAAATTTGTCTTGACTGTTTGAATGAGTGGCACGACTCGAAGAGTGATTTGATAATGCACTTCTCGAGTGAGGGTGAACTCATGATGACTGCGTTCTCGAAGACACCATGCGAAAATTGCGGGTCGAAGTTGGGCGGGTACAGGTTCACGGCGACTCGTCGAGTTTGCAACTAGACCGAAACCCCGCAAGGGGTCTAGTGGTATCTCCACTACTGACGAGGTCAGAAAACTAGAGACAGGGGACAAAATGAAGACATTAGAGCAAGCACCCGCCGAGGTGACACTTGCGCCGATAGTCGAGGCATTGCACAGCGTTTACGACGCTTTGAGCGCCGAGACATTGAAGACACACGGGCAAGCGTTACCGCCCGCCGTTTTCGTGGTGCAAAGAGATGAGAGAGCATGGGGACATATAACCGTTCGCCCCGCATGGCAGACAGATTACAGCGCCATCGACGAAGACTACGCATACGCACCATTTGCGATTTCGATGGGGCTAGGCGAGAGCAAGAAAAGCGCCTACTTCCATGAAATCATGGTCTCGGGGCAGGCTCTCGGGCAAGGCGGGCTCAAAGTGTTCGGGACAGTTGCCCACGAGGCTACGCACGCCTTCAATATCACGGCAGGCGTGGCAGATGTGGACAGCAACGGACGCCACAATATGCGTTTCAGAGATAGTGCGGGGGCGCTCTTCGGTCTCACCATCGAGGAATACTCCAAAGGTCACTGGGCAGGGTGGACGAAAACCACGGTAGGCAGACCGTGCGCTCTTCGATGGGCTAAGCAGATAGCCCTTATTGATGAGGCGATAGTCACCGCTTGCGGTCATAAGACAGCACCGAACGGGCTAGGCGGTCTCGGCGGGCTCTTTGGGGGCGGTCAATCTCGACCCGTGGGGCGTGACAAAAACGGACTGAAAGCGGTGTGCGGGTGCGGGTCAATCATCAGGACATCACGCAGGGCGCTAGACAAGGGCATAACCTGCCACGGGTGCGAGTCACCCTTTATAGTGGTGGGGGGGTGACGGGCAAGTCTTAAGACAGTACCCTAGCGCCTCGGGCGTGCCGATTCGATTCGGACTAGGGACAAGGCGTCAGCCGATAGCGAAAGAATTGACAGAACAAAATAAATGTATTACGCTTACAACAACAACAAAACAAAGGGGAAAACATGAAGAAAGCAATCAGAATAACAACCACGGGAGAGATAACAGAGTTAGACCTCACCACCAACTCACTCGGGCAACTGCAAGAGGCGGTGGGTGGACTAGTGCAGGCTCTCGACCTCACCGAAGTAGTGACTATGTGGTGCAACGAAGAAGGCAAAATGTTAAAACAACCTCACAACCCATACGCCCAATATTTTTGGGACAAGGTTTACGGGGCACACACAGACTACATCGTGGGCGATATCGTCCTCACAGGGGGCACAGACAGCAACGGAGAGACAGAAGGACTCACCGAGTCACAGACCGAGACCTTAGTATGGCTCGCTTTTAAGGTTCGGGAATTGGTAGAGCCGAACATTACGGTGTTTGTAGGCGAGTAATCAAGTATTAAGACAGCACCCTAGCGCTTGAGGCGTGGCTCTTCGATGAGCACTAGGGACGAAAGACAACAACAACAACAACGAAAGGGACACAATGATAGTAGACGATAATTTTGTGGGCATAGTAATGTTCGCACTCGGGGCAGTAATCTATCTTGCTTACAAGGTAGGCGAGTATGTCGGGGAAATGACACAACAACAAGAGAAGGGCAAGCAATGACTAGCGCAGAAGAATTGAAGCAGAACATCGGCAAGACTGGCACGCTGACAGTATCGGGCTCGCCGTTGAGGTTTGCGGTCTTAATACTTGATGCACGGTCTAGATATGGGCATCTCGATTACAAGGTGACGCCTGTATCGGGTGACGGTGAGACTTGGCACGCTGATTCTAATATCACGGTACTTGACAAC